ACCTTTACACCGGTCAGCGTGATTCCACCAGCGCCATTGCGCCCGGCGAAATTGCGGTAGCAGAGCGCGATCGCCTCCAGCTGGACCAGTGCGGCCTGCAGCCCGAATGTCAGGCTGGAGATCCCGCTGGCGGTCATGGCCGGATTCTCATACCACATGGTGATCAGCATTTGAGCCGCGGCTTTGGCCTCGGGCCGGACGGTAACATCCGCCGCCCAGTCATGGCCGGTCGCCAGTTTGAGGTAGGAGTCCACCTGCGGCAGCAGCTGCAGCATCGCCGCATCGGTGGTGCTGGTTCGCAGTACGTTTGCAGCCTCTGCTGCCGTCAGGATGTTTGCCACTGGTGGACTCCTTTACTTTTTCTCGCCTTCAGGCGGGATAGACTCTTTTACTTTTTCTTGCCTTCAGGCGGGATAACCTCTTTAGGCTCATCCCCTTCGGGCGGCGTATCATTTCCCTTTACGGGTTTTGCCAGCGCAACACCCTCTTTGACAACTTTCCAACCGGCGCGTTTGTGCGCGTCGACGGTTGTGGGATGCACCTGACGGTGCATCCCGTCCTTTTCCATTTCGACAAAAATATCAGCCACGTCAAACCTCCACTTAACCTAACAGGATAGCGATATGCTCGCTCTTGACGGCCACCTGACCCCAGGCGATGCCCACTTCGTAGGCTACCCGGTGGTACTGTGGATAGAGCCGGACTTCGAACATCAGACCGGAAACCGGGTCCTGCAAAACCATCACATCGGTGGCCGCGTCGCCTTTTTCCGGGGCAGCCGGCAGACGCACTGCCAGTGCGAGAGCGTCGTCGCTGAACAGCACATTGGGGGTGTAGTTGCCGCCGATGGTCATGGCGTTGGCGGTCGGGATGACCACTCGGGCGCCAGGCTCGCCTAACTGAATGGTTCCAGGTGCGGCGATTCCGCTGTTGACTACATATTTGTTGACCGTATCGGCCGCGAAAGTGACCACGTCGCCGGCCAGCACAGTGCCGGAGCCGGTGACCATCGCAACCGCTTCCACGTCAATTGCAGTCGAGCCGCTGGTCACATAAGCGGCGCCGGTGCCTTTGGTGTGCAGTTTCAAGCCAGCCGAATTACGCATTCGCACGCCTTCGATCACGCCCAGGACGCCGGTGCGTAAAATTTCTTCGCTGCCAGCTTGCCCGAGCGCAATGGCGTGCAGGGCACGCAGATTCATCACGGCGGCCGAATTCAACGCCATGTTTCGCGACGGCGGAGCGCCGTTGTCATCCAGAATGCGCAGCACTTGCGCCAGATCGGTGAAGTCGCTGGCGGTGGCAAACGGCGTGGTGCCGGCCGTGCCAAAAGCGCGCGAAGCGCCCTCTTTGGCGGTTACAGCCAGATCGATCTCGATCTCATTGACCAGCGTGCGCATCGCCTGGGCGAAGGCATTTTTGATGATGATCTGGTCGGAACTGCCGGATTTCAGGCCGAGAAGTTCTTCGCCGGTCAGGTAAAACGGTACCGAGCGTGATTTGCTGATGGTCAATGTTGGGGCTCCAACAGCCGTGTCGTTGCCGGTGGGACCGGTGGCTGCCGGAACGATATTCCCCGCAGCGCCTGGAGGAACGACCGGCCAGGTGACGGTCTGGCCCACGGAGGCCCGTTCGGCCACGCTCGAGCGCAGCACAGCCGGGATGAATCCGACCTGCTCGCGTGAAACCTCGTCGAGCGCTTCAAAAAGTGTTGGGTATAACCCAGTGAGTGTGTTAGGCATGTTTCAGGTTTCCTTTCCGTTAGTCGGATTCGATTACGCTGCCGCCGGCCCGCATGTACTTCACGCGGTCCACGGCATCCAGCGCGTCAAAGTCCTGGCGCGTCATCTCTTTGGCCGGATCGCCGGTTGGGAGGTTATCGGTCACGGGAACGAATTCCCGTGCGGCGCTGTTGCTGGTGGCAGCCGCGTCTCGCATCGAAATGTACAAAATGTTGGCTTCATCAGCCTTGATCTTTGCCGCATCCAGCGCCGGGCGCAGGTCAAGAGCCTCCTGTTTGCCTTCATCTGTACCCAGTTGGTAGGCAGTGTTCATGGCATTCATGATCCGCTGCACTTCCTCGTCCGCAACGCGTGCGGAGTCGAAATAGGGTTTCAGATCGATCATTGTTTTGCTCCTTATGCAAAAACGTCCAGATAATCGCGCAGGCTCTTAAGCTCGCGCTCGGTTTCGACATCCTCGCCCGCATCCGGCGGGTTTTGGAGAGTTTCTTCTGCAATCGCCTGTTCCTGCTCGCTGGATTTCAGCAGGGCGGGCGGTACATTCACATAATCGCGCAACGCATTGAGGATCGCCGCGTTCTGCCGGTTGAAAGATTTCATCGGCTGGCTGATCACCTCATCCACAAAACCAAACGCCTTGGCCTCCTGAGCGGTCAGCCAGGTCTCAGCGCTCATCATCTTGGCCAACTGCTCAGCCTCCAGTTTGGTCTTGCCCTGGTAGGTCTCGATAATTCCGGCTTTGATCGATTCGAGCACTTTGATCTCGGCTTTGAGGTCAGATACTGAACCGATCGCAATCGTCCACGGGTCGTGAACCATGAACCAGGCGCTGTCGTGCATCAGCACCACATCCCCGGCCATCGCCACATAGGTGGCCGCGGACGCGCACAATCCTTCGATCCGCGTGGTGACCTTGCCCGGGTACTCCATGATCATCGAGCGAATCGCGCTGGCGGCGAAAACTTCCCCGCCGCCGGAATGGATGCGGATCGTGACCGGACCGCCTTTGCCAATATTCATCAGGTCCGACTTGAAGAGGTTCGGGGTAATGTCATCCTCGAACCAGGTATATTCGCTGATGTAGCCGTAGAACCAAATCTCCGGCTCGCCACTTTCCGCTTCGGCCGCATCCACCACCCGCCAGAACGGTTCATGGGGTTTGGTGGTTCCTTCAAAAATACGCATGGGTTGTTTAGGCATTTTCTTCTCCAGGTTGTTTAGTGAGTCCACCGATCAGGGCACCATCCGGTCCAACCATGCCCATATTGGCCGGGATGTAATGACCGTCACCGCCTTCATACGGGCTCTGGTCATCGATTCCCCGGGCTTCATTCGGCGTCATTTGACCAGACAGGATTTTGTCCTTCAGATAGACTGCACGCGTTTTGGCATCGGTTTGCAACAGCGCCTCGCGGTTGTATTTGAGATAGGTATCAGCCTGTTCCTCGCGCCGCAGCCAGCTCAGCCGCCCGGCCTGTTCTTGCTGTACCAGGTAGGGATTGAGCGTGGTGCGCAGGTAATCCAGGTTCTGCTGCTCGTTGGATTCATAGGACTGTTTTCCCATGTTCAGTTTGTAGAGCGGCATGCCGTAATAATTGGCGATCTCCGCATCGGTCGCGCCAACCGTTTCAAGGAACTGGGCATCCGACGGCTTCATCGCCACTGCCTCGAATTTGGTGACCTTATTATCAAATATGACCAGGCCGCCGGCATTTTCTCCCGACATCTTGCCCGCATATTCACGCCGGACCTTTTCACGCGCCGGATCATTCAGATCGCCGTTCATCCAGATAACGCCGCCCGGCTGCAGACCGTTGCCATTGATGCGATTCTGGGTCTCGTGCGCGGCCAGCTGCCGCCCCATCGTCTCGGCTGCATAGGTGATCACGCTGCGCCCGACCAGCCCATCGTTGGAATTGATCATCATGTGGAGGATTTCGACCGCAGGCAAAGTTAGTTGATTTCCGTTCGGTGTGCGGGTGCGGTACCACAGACTCCCGTCTGCATCGAAGACCGGGTAGGTCACATCCGAGTGCAACAGGAACAGCTCGCGGTAGGATCCCGGCGGCTGCCAGATGTATGCGTTGCCCCAGTGCAGCAGCCACAACTGGGCGGTTTTCTTGAAAATAAATGGCGTCATCCAGCGGTTGGGCTGGATTTCCAACAGGTAGGACAGATTACGAGTCACCGGATCAGGACGTACCTGCTCGACATTTTTCCCGATCTTGCGGAACACCTGCAGCGGCATGGAGGCGATATCATCGCTCAGGATGTTCGCGCAGCGGTACGCCGTGCTGAGGGTTTTCGCCGTTTCCGCGGAAACGCGCTTGCCTGAAACAGTCTGGCTGCCAAAGTAGCCAAAACCATAATCCGGCATTGGATTTGGCATGACGGCCGGGGGCGGTGCCGGTTGGGGTTGGAATGCGTTCAATAAATTGCGGATAATCATTTAATCCGTCCTTCCAGGCCGAACACGCCGCCGATAATGACCAGCATGATTCCGGCAGTGATCCAGGCGGCCGCCGTCGAGAGCATCCACACGCCGTACACCAGCATCGTGCCGCCGGTAAGTACCATAAAATCGCTGACTAGTTCTCGAATTTTCATCACATGCCCCACTCTGGCGAGAGAATCGCAGCGCTCAGATCCACGCTGCTGGAATAAAACCGCGCCCGGCACATGCCCGTAATAAAGGCCGCAATGGGATCGATCCTTTTGGTTCGAATAACGCTTTTCCCCCGAGTCTCTTTCACATATTTGATCAATCCGGACCCGTTTTTGGCGATGGAGGTATTGCCAAAACTCCACCTGGCCACTGGACTTGAGGTGTGGGTCAGTTTTTTTTCTTTCATGAGCACCTCAACCTGATTCATCGGATCAGTCAAATTGATAAAGGTCTGAGGCACAGTGACCACAGTCAACCCGGCTTGCTGCAGTTCCTGCAGTAACATGGTGGCGAATGCGGGGTCGGCCACGACCTCGACGATGTTATAGAGATCCGCCAATTCCAGGATGCGCTTTTTGATAGCCGTGTAATCGATCACATTGCCCTCGGTGGGCGTGACCCAGCCCCCAGCCGCCCATTTGTCATAGGGCACATGGTCCCGGTCTATTCGCTCCTTCATGTTTTCCGCTGGGATCCAGGCTTCCCAGAAAGTACGCCAATCCAGCTGGTCAGCTTGCGGGGGAAATATTGGAGCAATGGATGCCAGATCAGTGGTAGTCGAGAGATCCAACCCCAGGTAACAATCGCGCCCGGCCAGTTCGACCGGTGACCAATCCCCCACCGTCTGATCGAATAGATCAATCGGCAGCCAGGTGGTCAGTTTGCTGGTGATCCACTGATTCAGCCGCAGCCAGCGGAATAATCGTTCATCGGCAGGTTTGACCCTGGCTTTGGCAGCTGCCTCGCGCACCGATTCGATGGTGAAGGTATGCCCCAGGCTCGGGTTCGCCAGAGCCCAGTTTTCCTCGTTGTAAATGTCATCCCCGTCGTATGCGTAGATGGCCACGTACCAGGTAGGATCGACAATCTCGCCGGCGGCCACCTTCATGGCATAATCGTGCTGCTCCCAGCCGACAGAAACGCGGTCAGGATCATCTCCGGCGGTGGTGATGATCCACCAGATCGGCTGCCGGCGTGCATCCCCGGCCCCGAAGGTCATCACATCCCATAGATTCCGGTTGGGCTGGGCATGCAGCTCATCGAAGATACAGGCGGATAGATTCAGGCCGTGTTTTGTATAGGCCTCGGCCGACTCCGCCTTATAAATGGACCCAGAAACTTTATCAATGATCTTATGGGTTGATTCCAGTATCTTGGCTCGCTTGGCCAGGGCTGGCGCCTGTTTGATCATGTCAACAGCTACGTTGAATACCAGGGATGCCTGGTCACGGTCCGCGGCGCAGCCGTAAATCTCGCCGCTGGTTTCTCCATCTGCGAAGAGCTGATACAAGGCCGCGCCGGCGGCCAGCTCTGATTTCCCGTTCTTTTTCGGGATCTCTACATACACATATTTATATTGCCGGGTGCCGTCCTCTTTGAGGGTGCCGTACACATCCCGGATGATCTGGCGTTCCCAGGGCAGCAAAGTAAATGGCTGTCCAGCGAATTGCCCTTTAGTGTGCTTGAGCGATTCAAAGAATTTAACTGCCCGGTTGGCGTGTGATTCACTGAACATGATCGCACCGGCCAGTACCAGGAATATCAGCAGCCAGAGAGCAAATCGTTTCATTGTGCACCCTGGCCACCATTGATAATTTCGTTGGCTTCATTGAGGATCTGCTCGAGTTCGTCCGGCGGCTCTTCTTTTTCCTTTGGATCCGGCGTTGCTCCTGCGCGGGAGCGCGGGGTCAGGTACAGCGACTGCCGAATCTGCAGCATCAATGCCCGTTTACGATCCGCCCGGCTGTCGAGCTTGATAATGTTTTCGAAGGATCCGTTGATCTCTCCCATGAGCTGGACCGCCACTTCCGGGTGGTTCTCAGTGATCGCAGTTGCATACGCCTTCCCCAGTTTCTCCCAGATCATGAAGGCCGACTTGCGCAACCGGTCGATTTCATCTGCCTGCTCCACCAGGATGCAGTAATCGATCAACAGATCCTGATCGAGCCGGGTGACAATCACTCCCTCAATGGCGTTGTATTCACGCATCATCGACCGCCAAGCTTTGGCTGCTACCTTGTGCTTTGAAAGCCGCGCCGGTGCTTCCGCGGGCAATCCGCGCCCTGAATTCATGGCATTTTCTGCCGATTCTCTGGCACTTTTTTCCGCGGCCGTTTCATGCCTTTTGATCAGGTTGGATGGTTTACTGGCAGGCATTTGCGGGATTCTCCACATTGGGATAATTTTTCGTGCGGATGACCCACGCGCTCGACACTCCCACAGTTGAAAACTTTTTCATGCCCCCTCCCCTTGCTCCCTAACCGTCTCGCGGGAGTGGCATGGATGACATAATGACTCAAGGTCAGATGTCATAAAAACTTGACGATTCCCTCGGTGCGGCGT